TCCACAGAATCCCTAACACTAAATGCGTACAGAGGCATAATCCCTTGCAAGAACAGCGCCGCTTCCAATGGCGCCATAAAAAAAGGCGCGCCTCCAATCATCACGCGCTTATACCCTTCTTTCCTTGCTATCCCTGCCAGAATTCTTGCCCTTTCCTCTAATTCCCTTTTTTGCGGCAGAGAATCAAAGGTTAAGAGATGTTGAACCAACTCTTTATCTTCTGGCTCAACAACTCCATCTTTAACTTGCTCAGCGCTTGCCATGTGCTGAGTTAAGTTTAAAATCCTTTCCTTTGGCGCTTCAATCCTTTCTATTTCTTGCCAGCAAATATCATTAGCTTTATTCATCATCCGTGACCATTCCTGAATAGATGAAGGGTTGTTATCTACTCGTTTTTCATTCAACAAAATCCTTTTATTTAAAAGAGCAAAGCCTTCCAAGTTTCCGCCTTCGTCGAAATCCTTTTCAGGTTTGCTGTATTCAATCCATTGAATAGAAAAGGTTTGGCCTTCAAAATCAAAGGTCAAGTTACTATCAATTCTTTTTATTTCGTTCATTTTCTTACCCTCCAAAATAGCCCATCCAAAAAGCCAAAAAAATAATCCATGTCTCGAATTGTAGTTTATCTGTATAAAATGTCAACTTTTATTTATTTATTTTTAATTCCTCAATCTTTTCAATAACTTATAATTTCACTTCCAGTCTTTCAAAATTCTAAACTTTTGGTTTATAATCAAGTCTACTGTAAACCATTAATTTACAATGGAGATTAAAATGGCAGCTCGATTAAATCCGCGCCATCAAGATTTTGTAAGAAACAAAATTCAAGGCAGTCAGTTAGTAAATAGATTGCAAGATCATGTACTTAAAGAAGTCGAAATGTCCAAGACCCAAGTAATGGCCGCTAAGATATTGTTGGATAAGCTAATTTCCAATGCGCCGACTGAAAATATCGTGACCGGCAACGTGACAATCTTGGCAACTCCCCAAGACGAAAGCATCTAATTTTGGCTAGAAAACCTAAAATCGTTGATAAAGTTGCAGAGCCTTTACCAGGCTTTAAGCTCACTTCAAAGCAATTAGAAGCCCAAGCAATCTTAGCCGGAAATGCCACGCACAATTGCTTATTCGGCGGTAGTCGGAGCGGTAAAACTTTCTTGTTGCTTCGCAATGTGATTATGCGAGCTTTAAAGGCTCCACAGAGCCGCCATGCGGTTTTTAGGTTCAGGTTCAATGCGATAAAAGCATCCGTTATCATGGATACCTTTCCTAAAGTCATGCTGCTAGCCTTTCCAGGTGTAAGTTACACGCTAAACAAAACAGATTTCTATTGTGATTTCCCCAATAAATCACAAATATGGTTCGGCGGATTAGATGACAAAGAGCGTACAGAGAAAATCTTAGGCATGGAGTTTGCAACCATCTACTTTAACGAAGCCAGCCAAATCCCTCTGTCTTCAATCAATCTAGCGATTACTCGCCTTGCTCAGCGTGTTACGCAGGTTATAGAGGGCAAATCAGGTTCAGAGGAAAGATTGCTAAAACCCAGGTGTTATTACGATCTCAATCCACCAAGCAAAGCGCACTGGTCATACAAGCAATTCATCCAAAAGCTAGACCCAGAGACACGAGAGCCTATCAAGAATCCAGAGGATTATGCCGCATTCCGTATCAACCCATCAGACAACACAGACAACCTTTCAGAGACTTACTTAAGCACATTAGAAGGCATGTCGGCGCGTATGCGTCAAAGGTTCTTCTATGGGGAATTTGCAGACGCAACGCCTAATGCGCTGTTTACCTATGAGAATATCGAAAAGTATCGTGTTATCGCAGCATCAAAGCCTATTGAGTATGTAAGAGTAATTGTAGGTGTAGACCCTAGCGGCGCATCAGACAAGAACAACGAAACCAATGATGCTATTGGCATTATGATAGGCGGGCTAGGCACAGATGGCAGAGCTTATCTTATTGAAGACTGCACAGTAACAGCAGGGCCGGCAACATGGGGCAGGATAGCCGCATCAGCTTATGACAGACACCAGGCCGACTGTGTAGTGGGAGAAGCCAACTTCGGAGGCGCAATGGTGCAGCATACCATCCAGACTGCTAGACCAAGAACGCCATACAAAGCAGTCACCGCATCCAGAGGCAAACATATTAGGGCAGAGCCATTTAGCGCACTGTACGAACAAGGAAAAATAAGGCATATTGGCTTCTTTCCAGAGCTTGAGGATGAGATGTGCGCTTTCTCTACTCATGGCTACATGGGCGATAGAAGCCCTAACCGCGCTGATGCTTGGTTCTGGGTACTGGCTGAACTATTCCAAGGTGTCGTCGCTCCTAGAAAAAAAGATTACAAGCCTATTCAAATGATTACCGCCGATACTGTAACAGGCTACTAAAATGAACATTGAAGAAATCCCAGATAACATAGACCAAGACGACCGCGCACAAATGCTAGGTTGGCGTTTAGCTCGCTTAGCAACTGAGCAAGTAGGCATAAGACAACAAATAGAAGATCGCTGGTTAGCAGACCTTGAGCAATACATGGGTCAATATGACGCCACAACACTGGAACGCATCAAAAGAACCAACGGAAGCCAAGCCTTTATCAATATCACTCGCCCCAAAACCACAGCAGCAGAGGCACGTATCACTGATATGCTGTTCCCCACAGACGATAGAAATTGGGGCATACAGCCAACGCCTATTCCAGAGTTAGACAGTCTAGACATATCATCCCAAGACATAGAAGCCATTACCAAAGCCGCAAGAGAAAAAGCGGATGCTATGGCTCAGGAAATAGACGACCAGCTAGTAGAAGCAAAGTACCACCAAGTCGCAAGAGATGTGATACATGATGGCTGTCTATTTGGCACAGGCATTCTCAAAGGCCCAGTCGTCATCAATAGAACTAGAAAGCAATGGAATCAAGTCAATGGCGCAGTCTACGAACTCAACATTGTTCAAGACTTTAGGCCGGGGGTAGAGCATATCTCGATATGGGATTACTTTCCCGATATGTCCGCGTCCAAGCACGAAGACTGCGAGTTTGAGTTTGAAAGACGCTTTGTCACCAAAAAACAACTCCAAACCCTAGCCAAGCGCCCAGGCTATCTAGCTGACAAGATACGCCAAGTCATTCAGGAAAAGCCTAGAATCATATCAAGTCAAGGCGGAACCCACATAGCCAGACTTAGAGAACTTGCAGGTGTTAATGTTAGCTTAGATAGTAACCGTTATGAATTATGGGAATATCACGGCCCTGTAGATACAGAGGATTTAATTGCTTGCGGATGTGAAGTAGATACAGATGAACTTAAGGAACATGAAGTTATTGTCACCTTCATAGGCTCAACCGTCATCAAAGCCGACCTTAATCCACTAGAAACCGGAGAGCGCCCTTATTCGGTCTTTTGTTTTGAAGAGGATGATACTAGCGTATTTGGCTTTGGCATTCCAAGACTCATCAGAAATGAACAACGCATAGCCAATGCCGCTTGGCGCATGGTACTGGACAATGCCGCACTATCTACCGGCCCTCAAATCGTAGTCAATAGGGAAAAGATTATCCCTTCCGACGGAGCATGGGATTTAAAGTCTCGAAAAGTATGGTGGTTAGTAGACCCCGAGACTAAAGTAGAGGATTGCTTTAGAACCTATGACATCTCTAGCCATCAGCAAGAATTGATGCAAATATTCGAATCCGCAAGGAATCTAGGAGATGATGTCACCAGCCTACCCATGCTGGCACAAGGAGAACAAGGCGACGCACCAGACACCGCAAAAGGAACCTCTATGCTCATGAATGCGGCTAATGTCGTATTGCGTAGAGTCATCAAAAGATTCGATGATGTCACCAAAGAATTTATTACTCGCATGTATCATTGGAACATGCAAAACTCAGACAATGAAATGATTAAGGGAGATTACGAGATTGACGCGAGAGGCTCTAGCGTCCTTTTAGTCAAAGAAACCCAAACTCAAGCCTTACTCAACCTCATGGCTATTTCTCAACAACCTATCTATACCGACCTGACCAAACATGCCGAATTGTATAGAAAAGCGGTACAGGCTCAGCATCTCAACCCTGATGACATTATCAAGACTGATGATGAGATAGAATCAGCCCAAAACAAACCTAACCCACAACAAGAACTCCTAGATATTCAAAAAGCCGAAGTTCAAGCCAGAATCGATAAGCTGAAAGCAGAAATTGTGGTGAGGAATATTGAGGGCCAATACAGCGTCATCCAAAGCGCCCAGGCCATTGCTATGAATACCGACATTATTCCTATTGCTGATGAATTGCTAGCCAGTGCTGGATACATAGACCACAACGGCCCACCATTGGCTGAAAGTGTTCCGGCACAACCCAATATGCAACCTATTCCATTTCCAAAGAATACCAACCCATTGACCCCAAGTAACCCGCAATCACCATTGGTTAATATGAATAGAGGCATCGAAACTTTAACAGGCAGTGATAATCTATGATCGAAACCAATACCGAAACATGGGAAAGCGTTTTAGCCTTTATTGACAATGAGTTAAATCATGCTAATAATAAGCTTGACAATATGTATACATCCCACGAAGAAACGATGTATTACAGAGGGGCAAAGGCTATGCTCATCAAATTAGCCTCATTGCCTGAAAAGCAACCCATAGAAACCATTTATAATACGGGAATTTATGAGTAACGAAGAAGAACAAACCTTTGAAGATGCTTTTAATGAATTTTCTTCTAATGAGGCCAATGAGAGTGAAGCTGAAGAAGTCGAAAGCGATGAAGTTGATGAGCCGGAGCAAGAAGAGCAAGAGGAACCTAATGAACTCGCCCAACTCAAAGAACAAATATCCGCTCTTCAAAAACAAAACAGCGACTTAGACCATGCTTATAAGTCTCAAGTCGGCAGGGTATCCGCCTTACAAAAGAAGATCGATGATAGCCAAAGTTCGCCAAAAGAGCCAGAGCCGGAAGAAGATGAAGATTTAAGGAACTTCTTGGAAGATTACCCGGAAATTGCAAAGAATATCGATAAGTTAATTTCC